CGAGCAGTCCCGGATCTTCACCGTGGCCGGTGCGCAGGCGATCCGGGATGGCGCGGACATCTCCAGCGTCGTCAACGCCCGCCGCGGCATGTACACCGCCAGCGCCTACGGGCGGGGTCTGCAGGCGACCCGTGAGGGAACGACCCGGCGGGGCCTGTTCTACCGGCAGGAGCGGCGCCGGGCGATCGAACGCGGGCTGATCCCGCGTACCGGCTACGGGTTCCGCATGACGACGCCGCGGCTGCTGCCGGAGGAGATCTACCGGCAGGCCGGCTCGCGGAGCGAGGTCATTGCGATGCTCCGCCGCTATGGCTACCTGACCTGACTCGGGCGCAACGCCTCGGGTCGTAACCGATCCCGGAACGGGAGATACACGCATGTCCGAAGCAACCCCCGAAGCCCAGCCAGCCGCGGAGGCGCAGTCTGCCGGTGAGCAGCCCGTAACGGGCGGCGAGTCGCTGGAGGATCGCCTGAAGGCCCTGGAGGCCGAGCGGGACAAGTGGCAGGGCCTGTCGCGGAAGAACGAGACCCGCGCCAAGGAGAACGCCGACAAGGCCAAGCGGTTCGACGAACTCCAGGAAGCCTCCAAGTCGGAGGTGGAGAAGGCCGCCGATCGGGCCAAGCAGGCCGAGGATCGGGTCACTGGCCTGGTTCAGCGGGCGGTGCGCGCCGAGGTGCGGGCGCTGGCCGCAGAGAAGTTCGCCGATCCGTCGGATGCCGCCGCGTTCCTCAATCTCGGCGAGTTCGTGGCCGACGACGGCGACATCGACAGCAAGGGCATCGAGAAGGCCCTCACCGACCTCCTGAAGGCCAAGCCGCACCTCGGCAAGCCCTCGGGACCCCCGTCATTCGACGCCGGCGGCCGCACGACTGCCGGTGCCCCTAAGGACATGAACTCCCTGATCCGCCAGGCGGCGGGTCTTTAACCCTGTCCGGCCTGGCGTGACCTGGCCGGCCATCCCAAGGAAGGGCAGGCACACGCCGTGGCCTACAACAACTCGACCTCCAGGACGGACGCTGCGGCGCTCATCCCCGAGGAGGTCTCCAACGAACTTCTCGGGAAGGCGACGGAGCAGTCCGCCGTCCTCAACCTGTTCCGGCGGGTGCCGGTGGCGCGCGGGCAGGTCCGCTTCCCCGTCCTGTCGGCGCTGCCGGTGGCGTACTTCGTCGGTGGCGACACCGGTCTGAAGCAGACCACCGAGGTCAACTGGGCGAACAAGTTCCTCAACATCGAGGAGATCGCCACGATCATGCCGGTCCCGGACAACGTCCTGGCCGACGTGGACGCGAACATCTGGGACGAGGCGATGCCGCTGCTGACGGAGGCGTTCGGCCGGACCCTGGACGCCGCGGTGTTCTTCGGGACGAACGCCCCGTCGTCGTGGCCTTCGGACGTCACGACCGCGGCGACCGCCGCCGGTAACAACGTCACCGAGGGATCGACCGCCGCGCAGGGCGGGTTCTTCGGCGACCTGGACAACCTGTACGGCGTCGTCGAGGCCGACGGCTTCGAGGTCAACGGGTTCGTCGCCTCGACGGGCACCAAGTCGAAGCTGCGCAAGGCCCGCGACACGCAGGGCCGCAAGCTCGACGAGGCCCGCGTCTCGGGTGATCTGCGGACCATCGACGGCTACCCGGTCGCCTACTCCATGCGGGGCATGTTCCCCTCCGCGGGGGGCGCCGGCGCCAACACGCGCCTGTTCGGCGGTGACTTCACGCAGTTCGTGGTCGGTGTCCGCCAGGACATCACCATGAAGATCCTCGACCAGGCCGTCATCCAGGACAACACCGGCGCGATCGTGTTCAACCTTGCGCAGCAGGACATGACGGCGGTGCGGCTCACGTTCCGTGTGGGCTGGCAGGTCGCCAACACCATCAACAACGAGCAGTCCGTCGAGGCGAACCGGTACCCCGCCGGCGTCCTGAAGTACTGACCCGCACCCACAAGGAAGGCAGGAACCCATGACCAGCGCCCCCTACGTGCGGGTGATCGAGGCCGACGTCCCGGCTGTCGCCACCGCAGGCAACGACCAGGACAGCGTCGCCGCGCAGGCCCCCTTCGACGGGGTCATCACCGGCGTGCAGTACGTGCCCGTCGCGGCGATCACCGGCGCGGACACCAACTCCCGGACGCTCAGCCTCGTCAACAAGGGCCAGGCCGGCGCCGGATCCACCACCGTCGCCACGCTCGCGCTCACCAACGGCGTCAATGCCGTCGCGGACGACGACAAGCCCGTCACCCTGTCCGGTACCAGCGCGAACCTGCAGGTGGCATCCGGGGACACGCTGCTGTGGCGGTCCGTTCACGTGGGCACCGGGATCACCGATCCCGGGGGCCTGATCCGCATCACCATCGCCAGGGCCTGAGGAGGACCATCATGACCGAGCGGAAGGCGCCGCCGAGGGACGCGGCGCAGAAGGACGTGCAGAAGACTGTCGACGAGGCGGAGGACAAGGGTTACCTCGGCGTCGAGGTCGACCCGACACCGAACGAGCACTACACGGTCGAGGGGGTCCTGGCGGGTAAGCCGACGCCGGAGACCGACGCCGATCACGCGAAGTCGGTGCGGCAGCAGCTGGACGACGACGCCCGCAGCCGGTAGGGGGTCGTTGTGGCGCTGCCGCCGTTTGCCGCGGTGAGTGATCTTGCGGCGCTGGTGCAGACCGAGGTGAACGAGGCTGCGGCTGGGGTTGCGTTGGCGTCGGCGTCGGCGATGATCCGCGGATGGACGCGCCAGACGATCAGCCGGGTTGTGGACGACACGGTGTCGCTGCGCGCCCCGGCGGGTTACGAGCGGGAGCTGGTGTTGCCGCAGCGTCCGGTCCAGTCGGTGTCCCGGGTGGAGATCAACGGGGTGCCGTTGGTGGACTGGGTGCTGTCCTCGGATCGGCTGCTGCGGTACTGCGGGTGGCGGTATCTGCCGGGTCGGGCTCCGTACCTGGATCCCGGCCTGGTGACGGTCACCTACACGCACGGGTGGGCGGAGGTTCCTGAGGATGTTCGGGCTGTGTGCTTGGACATCGCGTCGATGACGATCACCAATCCGAGTGGGTTGCGGACTGTGCAGATCGACGACTACTCCCGCACGTTCGCCGCGGAGACCATCGGTTCGGGCACTCTGTCGGAGGCGCACAAGTCGATCCTGTCGGACTATCGGCGCAGGGTCGGCACGGTGGGGCTGCGATGAGCGACCTGCAGGCGGCCCTGGCGGATGGCAGGCGGGAGCATGAGGCGCTGATGGCCGGCGCCGGTGACCAAGTGCGCATTCACCGGCCGGGCGTTCCGGTCTTCGACCAGTCGACCGGAGCGGATACCCCTGGGGTCGACCTGGTGCTGTATGAGGGCCCCGGCCGGGCCAAGTCGGTGAGCCGGGCCGTCGGAACCGCGACGGAGGCCGGGGAGCGAGAGCTCCAGCTGCGCATCTACGAGGTAGCGCTCCCCTGGTCGGCGAGCGTGCCGGCAGACCAGGTCATCAAGCCCGGTGACCAGGTGCTGTTCCTCGCCGCATCAGACCCGCGCCTGTCCGGCACGACTCTCTACGTCACGGGCCAGCAGTTCGGCAGCCTGGCGACCGCCTGGCGGATCTATGCGGAGGACAGGGAGGCAGCGTGATCGACCTGACGGAACTACAGCGGATCACTGCTGCCATCGCCGCCAGTGGCGTGATGGTGCGTACCGACGGCCGGGCGGTGGTGTCCCGTGGCGCGTTGAACATCAAGAACGAGTGGCGGGACAACGCCCGGTCTTCGGCTGGCGCGCATGCCCGGCTGTATCCGAACTCCATCTCCTACGACCTGACGTCGCAGGGTGCGGTGGTGGAGGCCGTGATCGGCCCGGACAAGGACAAGGTGCAGGGTCCGCTCGGCAACCTGCTGGAGTTCGGTTCGGCCCACAATCCGCCGCACAACGACGGCGGTCGGGCGCTCGACAGTGAGGAGCCGCGGTTCGTCGCGCAGGTTGAGGCTCTGGCGGAGAGGGCGGCGGGGCTGTGACCGCGGTCCCTCTGGCTCTGCCGCATCGCAACGCCCTGCTCGCCGCCCTGACGCTGCTCTCGCAGCGCGCGACGGGGCCGATCGCCATCGGTGAGGGCGGCGCGCCGGACCCGATCCCCAAGAGCGGCCTGTACGCGGTGCTGTACGTCGGCCAGGGGCGTCGTACCTCGGCGTCGCTCGCCGACGACCGCACCACACTCAGTGTCCCGTTCCAGGTGACGTCTGTCGGCCCGACGGCCGAGCGGGCGCTGTGGGTCGCCGACCGCGTCGCCGAGGCCCTGGCACTGGTGCTCGTGGTCGATGGGCGCGCGACCTGGCGCGTCGAGGAGCAGGGCGGGCCTGCGTTGCAGCGCGACGACGGCGTGACCCCGCCTGTCTATTACCTGCCGGTGCAGTACCGGCTCTCATCCATCGCTTCCTAGGAGGACACGCCATGGCGACTTTGACCGCCCAGACCATCAAGATCGCGGGCCTTGCGCCCACCTACTCCGCGGCCGCCGCGAGCACCAAGATCGTGTGCAGCGAGCGGACGTTCCTGCACGTGAAGAACACCGCGGGCTCCAGCATGACCGTCACGATCACCGCGACCGGGCAGGTCCGCGGACAGCTCGCCGCCGACCTGGTGGTCACCGTCCCCGCGACGACCGGCGACATGATGATCGGCCCGATCCCCGCGGAACTCTTCGCCGGCGCCTCCGACGGCCTGGCCTCGGTCGCGTACTCCTCGACGACCAGCGTGACCGTCGCGGCCCTCCGCATCTGACCCACCCTGCCCGTCGCCCCACCCTGCCCGTCGCCCCGACCGGGGCTTTTTTCATGCCCTGAGGAGGGCCCTCATGTCCGACGTGATCAGTGATGGCAAGACCCGGGTGGCCTGGGTCTCCAGCATCGCCAACATCAACGCCCCCACCACGACCGAACTCAACGGCGGCCAGGACCTCACGCCCCGCCTGACGCCCGACGGCCTCAAGCTCGACCCGACCACCGCCGACGTCGACACCAGCTCCCTGGCCTCCACGTTCGACACCAAGGAAGTCGGCCGCATCGGCTACGACACCGAACTGACCTTCAAGCGGGGCACGACCACCGGCGAGGACTGGCCCTACCAGAACCTGCTCTACGGCGTGCACGGCTACGTCGCGGTCCGCCGCGCCCTGGACTACAACACCGCATGGGCCACCGGCCAGCAGGTCGAGATCTACCCGATCGTGTGCGGCGAGCGCGCCAACGTCGCGCCGGCCGCCAACGAGGTCTCCAAGTTCATGTCGCCGATCAAGGTGTACGCCGCGCCGGCGACGAACTCCACGGTGGCCTGACCGTGGCCGACATCAACGACATCCTCAAGCGGGCCAAGCAGCGCGAGACGACCGTGCAGATCTACCTGGCCGGCGATGTGCTCGCCACGATCGAGCGCCTCGAGCGGCAGCTGTCCGACGCCAACGCGGATGCCTGGAAGTCCAGTTCTCTTGCCGACACCGACCCCACGGAGAAGCTCGCCCGGCAGATCGCTGCGGCCCGTAAGAAGCTGCAGGACTCCGCGGTGGAGTTCCGGTTCCGTGCGATGCCGGCGAAGGCGTGGTCGGACCTGGTGGCGCAGCATCCGCCGGTCAAGGCGGACGACCTGTTCAACGCCGAGACGTTCGCCCCGGCGTTGATCTCCGTGGCCTGT